TCGAAACAGTGCTCGCAATGGAGCTACCGATGCTGGAGAGCGCACCAGTCACCATCTCACCAAATGCTGGCGCAACCAGCCCAACGACAGAAACGACTGCAGCAACGATTGCGACAACCTTGACGATACTCTTCAGAAAGTTACCGAGTCCCATCTGTCAACTCCATTTCGGTCACGGGCCATCAGCGTAGCCGGGGTAATATGGATAATATGGCGGATAATTTGGCGGCGGTAGAATCTGCGGTGGCGGCGGAGGCGGCGGAGGAGGCGGTGGCGGAGGAGGCGGCGGAACCGCAATTTTCACACCCGGCTTCAGGATGTCATCAAGCTGGCTGACTAGGTTGATGTCTCCAGCCATCGACCCGATGATCCGCAGGGCTCCGCGTGTAAGCTCAACCTGCTCAGCAACCAGACGCGTCTTCGAGGCGGCATCCAAGTCCTTGTTCATCATGATGTTGGCAACGTTCTGCTGCATCTGCTGGTAGACCTGAGTCGCAGACGCGGACCCCCTCAGTAGCTGCTGATACTGTGCCTCGACGCGCTTCTCTTCGAGGTTGTACGCACTCTGAAGGTACTGCTTCTGAAGCTCGATGTTGCCGCTCATGGCGAGCTTCTGCAGGTCGGACGCAAGCTGCTGCGACTGAAGCCCGAACTTGTTCTGTTCAGCCGCATTCATTTGCGCGGCCTGATTCATGTAGTTCAGGTTCTCAGACAGAACCTTGTTGTACGTGGATGCATCTTGTGATGCAATCGGGAGGGCATTCTGGATGACCGCTGCCTGACCAGCTTCTGCTGCGATTGAGCTATTCAGGAGTCCACGTGCGGCAGCCTGCTGCTGCGCTCGCGTCACCGCAAGCTCAAGTAGCGGGTTCCCACGAGTAAGCAGACCACCAAGACGGCTCTCCACAGTCTCGTCCTGCGACACGTTCCTTGTGACCGGAGTGACCGTCGCGGCTGGCGGAGCGGGAGGAACAGGTGGAGCAGTGATCGTCGGCGGAGTTGGAATCTGGTTTGTAGATTGCCACGTAGACGGAGCAGGAGTTGGTGCTGGAGATGGAGACGGCGCAGGAGAAGGTGTTGGAGCCGGGGGCGTGCTCTGAATCGTAGTATTTGGAGGAGGAGGCGGCTGCAGCGAGCCAGAACTTTGGCCACCAGTAACAGGCCCAGAGCTACTGTATAAACCTGTAGTGACGTTGTTCTGATTGCCAGAAGTCGTCGACGGAGGCTTGCTACCGTAAGTATACGGTGACATTCCATCCTCATACTGAGGCAGGTATGTTTTCAGTACAGCCATCTCGCTTCCTTATGCATCCAAACCTTTGACCTGTGTGCTGTTGTTCCCGCCAGTCCATGTAACGGAGTTCGAGTTCCTTCGTACCGCGTACCCTGCGGCACCGCCTGAGCCGCCAGCGCTAAAACTATTGTTAACCCATTGATTAAGTTCTGAATCGTACTCATCTGAATAGCAGGTGCCGCCACTGCTTCCTGCTTGTCCGGGTCCGCCTCCTGCGCCGCCAGCGTCTGTTTTAATTCTAAATATTGACGATGTCCTAGTAACTGATGGCACCGCGCCGCCGCCTGCGCTCTGCGATCCTGCGTTCCCGTCGCTTGGTGTTCCGCCTGTGCCACCAGTTGCTGTGGGATCCCTAGCTCCGCCCGCACCAGCGTTTGTGCCTGCTCCTCCTGAGCCGCCACTCCCACCAAGCGCAAGAGTTCCAGCAACAGTCGACTTTCCACTTCCAGAACTTCCTCCGCCGCCTCCTCCTCCCCAAATGTAACCGTTCGTGTTGTTGATGGTTACAGGCCAATGTAGTGAGATTGCGTCCCCGCCGTTCTCTCCTGCGTTGCCAGCGACAGTACCGTCAAATGATGGAGGCGCTGGACCATCTCCACCTTTTCCGCCCTTGCCCTGTATCGTCCCGTTGTTGACGACAGTGATCGTCGAGTTCGTTGGCCAACCGGTACCTGTGTCGAGAGCCGGTGACGACGTGCTTGTCGACCCAACGATCACTCCGGAGTTGATGGTCAGCGTACAATTTACCTTTACCGTCGGCGTGTACCCAAGCTGTGCAACGACAGCGTTCCAGATGTTGTAGTTGTATGTGCTTGACGATATTGTCAGGTTGACCGTTATATCACCCGGAACGAGCGTTGGCGACGCGGAGTCGGACATCGAGACTGAATCTGAACCGAGCGTCCTGTTCATGTCCAGCGCGCTGGACTCAGAGTCTGACATAGAGACTGCGTCTGCGCCTAGCGTCCTGTTCATATCCAGAGACGTGCTTGCGCTGTCAGATAGCGTCGTCGTGTCGGCCCCAAGAGTACTGTTCATCGTCAGACTGTTCGACGGAGCGTCAGACACCACCACAGTCTCAGATGCGCTCATGTTCTTCTCAGGGCCAGCCTGCGCGGAATCAGAGTTCGCAAACGAATCTGAGACAGAAAGGTTGAACGCTGCTGCGGTAGCAACGGAGTCTGATACAGACACGGAGTCGTTGACTGTCCGGTTGTATTCTTGGGCGGTTAGAACGACCGGTAGCAGCATTACAGACTCCGCGACCGACAGACCTATAGCGACAGATGGTGCCGCAAAGTCAGAAATGAATACGTCGTCAGACTGCTGCAGGAAGAACGTGACTTGCGGCTGGGCATCGTCAGCAACATAGACAACATCTGCTTCCTGCAGAACCCTGTTAACAGCAGCGGCGGCTGAATCTGACTGGACGGCGACATCGTTTACCTCGATCCTGTAATCGTGCCCCGTCAGGATGACAGGCAGAAGCATCGTACTCAGCCTACATCCGGGGCGCCGGGATCAGGAGGCGGTGACGGTGTACGTGACGTTCAGCGTGTCTGCGGAGCCCTTGACGATGGAGCTATACGTGGAGCGGCACAGCATCGTCCCACCGGAGGAGGCATTGAACAGGCCAACCTCCTGAAGCGTACCAGTAGCCACACCTGCGCCGAACGACGCGGTCGCTGTTGCGACGTTGTTGCTAGCGCTCCAGCCGGAGAGAGCGACGCGTCCAAGCTCGCCGCCGAGCGTCGTGTCGCCAAGCGCTGGCGCGGTACCGGAGCTTCCTACAGCCATGTGCGACATGACAGCTTGCGCAGTACCGACGAGGCGGGATGCGACGTGGTTGCGGCCACTCGTCACGACAAGATTCTCCGACTCCTCCACCTGCTTGATGGTGCCGTCGGGGCCAACAAGTTCGAACCGGAACTTGCCCTTCAGTTTGATGGCGTCTTCGTTCATGCGAACCCTCTAAGTATGTTGCCGTAAAGATTCGTCCCGTCAGAGACGAAGGTGATGATGTCGGTGGCATTAGCCGCCGACGATAGAGCCGGTGGAGTACCTGATGGCCACTTGTACGCTGACCCCCAAGTCACCGTCCTTCCGCCAGTTGCATCCTGCTTCAGGATCAGCAGCGCGCTCCCGGCCTTCAGGTTGGCCGGGTTACTGATGGCCCTGTTTCCGCCGAGCGTCAGCGTAGCGATGTGGCCCAAGTTCATATCCCACGAGACGGTTGCTCCGTCGGTGAGCGTCTGCGTCGTGTGGCCCGGGTTCGTGTACGTCTTGTTCGTTACCGTCACCGTGCCGGACGTAAGCTGCGTATCAGAGTACGAGTTTGCAGACGAAAGCGTCGCAGCGTCGGCAGCGTCGACGTAGCTCTTTCGAGCGAGCGCGTTTGCTGACGCCGGGTCAGCGTTGTACGTAGGTGCGACGCTGAACGTGAATGCCGACGTGGTAATCAGGGCAACGGACGCCCCGTTGATCGAAATCCCAAGCTGATTGAGCGCAGCATACAAGCCAGTCGTCGGGTAGTCTTCAGCATATAGCCCCGGCTGCGACGCGCTACCAGAAGGAAACCGCGTTGCGACCGACACCATCGCTGGCGCGATGACCCACGATGAATCGGACCCAGAAGTCTGGTTGGTATGCACAACGTTGATGGTGACGCTCGGGTGAGAGTAGGACGTCACCTTCCCGACCATGTACTTCGAGTTGTCTGTCTGTGAGACGACCTTAAGCTCAGTCCCTACAACCCAAGATCTCGCGACTGACTCTGTGAGCGAGAATGTCTTGGCGCCTGTTCCGAATGACACGTTCGTCGACGACGTTCCGATCAGGATTCCATTACCAGTGAATGACGCGACGAACGACTTTGGGGCCGCGTGTCCATCTTGCGTAGGTGTGCCGACAACGATTGGCTCGTTGAATCCCTTCAGTGTCGGGTGAGGCTGAGGTAGCTTGTCGAAGGCAGTAACTATGTTGTCGTACTCAGCCTTCACGTCGCCAGAGCGCGCCCTAGTGTCTGGCGCAGCGTTGAACACCCTCGTGTAGTAGTTGTTTGCCATCTACCTCTCCAAACGTCTTGGGGTGTAATGGAGAGTTACACCCTGAATGGTGTGGGGCAACTCATTCGAAGTCTTGCTGATGATCGTGAACGAGATATTCGTCCCGACCCCATCCAGCTTCACCTCTATGCTCGTGAACTCGTTGCTGTCCCAGTAGAACCTGTCCCAGTTCGACGTGTCCCACCGGCCACCAAGTCCAGTGACAGACTGATCCCAGATCGTGTGCGTCTGCGCGTCACCGTTGCCGTAGCTGAACTCTGGCTGTATCGACAGAGTACACGCCGATGTAGGCTTAAGTTCGAAGATAGCCTTCCTATACCGCTTCCTAGTCCTTGGGGTGCGGCTGTGGTTGAACGCTGGCCTCAGGGTCGCCTGAATCTCGGCCCCGTCGAAACTCCTTCCCCTGTTTAGCTCGTACACGAACCCGTCGGTTGCGCCAAACAGGATTGTTTCCTTCCCGTTGATCTCTGCATTGCATATGCAACTGACGGTCACAGGGAAGTTGAACGGCATGATGCCAATTATCTGTACACCCCTGAACGTGACCGTGAGTCCGTACCCGTTCTTGAAGAATAGCTTGTACTGGTTCCTCGTCCTGACTACTGTCGATGCGACTGCGTCAGACACGATCCCGGACAGTAGTGGGGAAATCTTGTCAGAGATGATCCCCTGTTCGAAGTTGCCGAATTTCAGCGACTGGTCGGCTGTCGTAATCCCAAGGTCATCAAGGAATACCGGGGATACTACGGTTTGTGTCGTGTACGGAATTGCGCCTGTCGTGTCTGACAGGGCAACCAGATTCCAGTCTGCAGACGAGTTGCCGTAGAGCACCCTGATCCTGTTCCTGCAGAACACCATCAGTGCGGCAACACCCTCAGAGCCGGACACGACATGTAGCCCGGTACACTCGTCACCGAGCCCAAGTTCGGATGCTCCTCCGACGATGACAGACCACCTGTACGGCTCGCCGATTGAACTGTGCTGCAGAGACCCCTTGAACGCGAAGAAGAGGTGCCCCTTGTGGCACCTGACGAACTTCGGGGAGTCTTGAGTCATCCCGGTTTCAATCGGGACGAAGGTGTTCCCATCGAACTCGAAGCCACGGTTTACGCCGTCGCACCCGTACATCCTGAGTGTATCGGCGCTACCGGTGAAGTTGTAGTTATCGAACTCGAACCGACCACCCGGCTGCAGCGTGATCGCGCTCTGCGTACCTACGCACGTTGCGCGCCTGACTCCAGATACCCTGATTTCTTCACCGTTCTGGAACGTCCCTGTAATGGACGAAAAGATGAGGCGACCTGAGCACGGAGTCGCTGCAGCCCAGTTCGTCCCAGATTGGACTACCACCCTCCTGACGACCCCTGTTGCCCCGCTCGTTCCGCCTACGACAGTCTGGCCGTCGACTATCGCTGTTCCGGTGTCGCCGCTATTGAACTTCAACTCGAATCCGAGGCTCACCTGCTGCCACCCGCTGCCGGTTGCCCTGTACATGATGCACTGCGTCGCTGCAGCGTTGTCCCTGAAGCAGTAAACCTCGTCCTTCAGGGACCATATGCCACGCACAGGGCCAGACCCGGGTGGGGCATGAATGTCTGTTCTGTAGTCGTTCGCCGCAGCTTCGGCAAACTTGTTGTCGTCAAACTGCGTCAAGTCTGTATTCGATGGCCCGTTTACAGCAACTGTTACTGACGAGACATTCAGGTTCTCGCCCAACTGAAAGACTCCAGACTGCCTAGTAACGACAACGTATTTGAAGTCAGGTGAGACTGATATGATCTTGCCTGAGGCGTTGCTCGTACCACCTGTGATCGTCTGGCCAGCGGCAACCGTTGCAGAAAACGTCGTGGTAGCGAAGAGGACAGTGAAGTCTGCTTCGGATGGCTTCGGTCTACCGTCGAACCTCTCGTACCCGCCGACCCTTGAGTAGCCACCCTCTGGCGCAACCTCGTAATTTGCTGCACCAATAGCCACTCCGGGCTTGATGGCAATCTGCGGGTCGATAACGTTCAGTCCGCCGACCAGAGGGAAGTACTCCGTCTGGACAGGAGGCATCTTGACTTCAGCCATCTACTCAACCAGAGTCTGCGTGTATACCTGTGGCTGCTCAAGCTGGTCACGCTCAAGGCGCGACATCTCCTCATCGAAGTTGTTCAGCGCATCCTGATAGATCTCAGCCGCAGCCTCGTATCTGGCGTACATCATCAGCGCCCTGTAGACGATGGCGACGTGGTAATCAGCAGGCATCTCAGGAGTGTCGTTGTTCTGCGTCATCTCCTGAATGCTCTTGTAGTAGTCGCCAACGAGCGGGTACGCCGCATCAGGAGTGGGGCCAAGGATGATGTCGCCGTTCGGCGCCTCTGTGACGTGCGTCGGCATAGCCGTAGCGGGAGCCAGAACAATGAACCGCCGCCGAAAGTCGGCGTACGGCATGTACACAAGCTCCCTGTTCTGACCGGATGGGTAAGTGATGTAGAAGCTTGTGACGATCCACCTTCCCCACCGCGTCAGACCGAAGTTCGGCGCCGCTCCGGATGGTGAGTACCTGTTTGTCCCTGACACAGTAGTAGTTGTTGCTGTGTCACGCATCCACCGCCAGTTTGGCCGGTACTCCTGAATCTTCCTCCACGCCTCAGCCGTCCAGTTGACGATGCGATACATCTCGCCAGTCTGTCCGACAACTGACGCTGGTCCGCTCCCTGAGACGCCAGCCTCACGGGCGACGCGCTGTGCAAGCTGAAGGAAGTTCATTCATCAACCGGGCTGAGAGAGGACATTCTTCAGCCAAGCGACGCCCTTTGCGCCACTTGGGTCATGCAGGACGGTGAATGGGTAGTCTGGCGAGTATGTCACCTTCGGGACCATCGTCTCCGACCCGTCCTCCAGAACCTTCCGCTCCGTCCGCACACGCATCGTCTTGGCGCGGGCGATGTACTCGAGGATGATCCGCGGAACCTCGACCGGCTGCATGTCGCGGCGGTGGACGAATGTGTGTCCATTGACATTCGCCTCAACGAACGGCGGCTCATTCTCGGTGGCAGGCTCTGCGAAGGCGACTAGCACCTTCTCTGCGTAGAAGGCGTCGACCTTCATCAGCTTGCTGATGTCGGCCTCGACGGGGACGACGACTTCGTCGACGCCTGACGTCTTAGCCTTATCGAGGTCCACCGGAACGTCATCCAGCTTGATGTCGTCCGTCGATGCAACATCCTTCGAGAAAGTGGTCGGCTGTGTGCGCGCCATATATGCTCCATGAAAAAAGAGGGGGACACACTCGTGCCCCCCTTTGGGACTACACCGGTCAGAGAGCCTCGCCCGGGTGGCTGGCGAGGTCGGTGTAGGTGGTCGTGATACCGGATGCGTTCAGGGCCGTCGTACCGAACGTGAAGCCGACCGTGTTGGCAACGATCTTGATCGCGCCAATGGTGGCGTAACCGTTCGGGACCGTCGGCACCGGGCACGCCTCACCGGCAGCGCGGATGTCGCCCTGAGCGACCTTGGCGGTGCCAGACGAGTCAAGGAGCACGAGGAGCGCGCACGCTTGACCGGCAGAGAGGTTCGTCAGGGAGCCGCTCCACGCCGAGAAGGCGATGTTGTCCGTCGCCGCCTTCGAATACAGCTTCCCGTTGATCGCGTACGTTGTGGCGTTGACGATGCGGTACGCAGACGTCGTGGTGGCGATGGTCAGGCCAGCCTTCGAGAAGCAGCCGCTGACGCCAGAGTTGTCTTGCAGGTTGTAGCTCATTTCATTGTCTCCGATCAGGTTGCGGTGAATCGCGCAGGCGCAAGGGCGAGCAGCGACGCATAGTTGGTGTCAGTGACCCCGGCGTCCGCATCGAGCTTCGCCAGAAGTTGGCCAAACTTGGTGCGGATGTCGTCCAACTCGGCGCGGAGTGAGTCGTTCTCCTGAATCAGGAGGTGGACCTCGGACGCCGTGAAGGCCCGGGTGCTGTTGAGTACTTGCTTGTACGGCATGTGTTCCTCCGTTTATGTGGGGGCTAGGCCCCCACACTCAGGTTACAGGTTGGTCGCACCAACTTCGATACGGACCATCCACGACTCGTTGAGCCGGACAGCCGCCTTCCAGAAGTCGGCACCGACGTAGCCGAACATGCCCATCGGGTTCGCGTGGTTCTTGATCTTCGCCGGAAGGTACGTCGGCCTGACGGCACCCTGACCCTTCAGGGCAACCTGACCCCACGCATCCTCGCCGACCACGATGACCGGGTAGACGTCGACGGCGGTACCGCCGATCATGCCGTTCAGCGTGGACGAACCAGCGTTGGCGAACGGGCGGAAGTAGGGCGACGAGATGACGCGGAAGCACTCGATCTTCCCAACTTCGCGGTCATGCACCGGTTTGAAGGAGCCGTACTCCTCGACCGGGGTGAAGCCAGCGATGTTGCGGATGTCGGCGATGACGTCCGTATGTGCGAACACCAGATACGACGGCGCAACCGGCTCCGTACCGAAGTTGACACCGGCGGCGAGCCGCTGCGTGACCTCGCGGGCGTGGGCAGCCTGAAGCTGCCGGTCAGCCTTCCGCAGCAGGTTCAGCGTGATCGGGGTGTTGATGGTGTTGCGAGCACCACCACTTGCCGTGATCACGTTGGTGCCGGAGCGGACGACGCCGTAGTTGATGACCTCGGACAGCGAACCCATGTGTTCGCCGACCTTCTTGATCATCTCGGACGGAATATCGTCCTCGTGCAGGTCTTCCGTCTTGTTCGTGAGCTTCATGAGGACGCCATACTGCTGCAGCGTCACTTGGACGTCCTGCGGCGTCAGAGTCTTGGCATTCGGCGTCAAGCCCTCGGCCAACAGGTAGTTCGCCGCATCGACAACAGGCGCACCGTTGGCAGCCGCATCGAGCGGCAGGTACCGGCGGAACACAATCGTGTCGGTGCTGTTCTTCGGCTGCTGCTTCTGGACACCGAAGTACGACAGCGCCATGATCGGCTCAGCCGACTTCAGAAGTTCTCGCTCCGCACGGACAAGTACTCGTGGCGGTGCAGGACTAAAATAGGTTTGCATGGTCATTTCAGGTTACTCCGTTATCTCTTTCCGCGACGGTCCATCTCGTCGTAGTAGGCCCACAGTTCCTGTGGAGTCATCTCGTCGAGCGACTTCGTCAGGTTGACTTTGTTGGACGTACCGCTCGGGATAGCTGCCGAAGCAAGACGCTTCTGCGGCGTACCATCCTGCGGCTTCGGTTTCGAAGCCTTCTCAAAGTCGGAGATGATCCGGAGAACCGCCGAAGGTCTCCACGTCGACATGGCGCGCTGCTGGTAGTCAGCGGGCTGCGACGAGAGCCACTTCGCAAAGTCCTCACTCTTGACGACGTTACGCCAGTCTGGCCTGACGTCGTCCAACTCCTCCTCGGCTTCCTTCTCGCGTAGGGCAACAATCTCTGCCCTCGCCTTGGCGACAGCCTCAGACACGATCTTCTGCGTGTCAGGTACCGTGCCACTGGGAATTCGTGACGAGACGTATGCCTCGACACCTTCCGCCCAGTCGGGGAAGTCTTCCTTCAGTTTTTTCCACGCCTCGGGACTCTCGGACGCCCTCTCGATCTGCTTCTCGGTCGGAGAGTCTGCGGCCTGAGCGGCGGCAGCCTTCCCGATCTTCTGAAGTTCAGACTGGATGGACCCTACTCTCCCGACGGTCGTCTTGACGAGGTGAATTAGCTCAGGTAGCTGCCGCAGCATCTCCCTCTCTTGGTCAGAGAGAGCTTGAACTGGGGCCGCCTTCTCCTCAGCCTTCTCCTCATGCTTCTGAGCAGATTCAGTGTGCGCCTGCTGCTCCTCTGGCGGGTTATTCCCGGCAGACTCTTCTGCATCAAGCTCACGCCAGATCTGCTCCGGTGTCAGTTCCTCTTGGTTGTTCGGCTCAACGGCCATACGTGCTCCGTGTGGTTACCGAACGGGGTCAATACATCGAAGAGATGTCACCCGGTTCGATTGTTACTTGGGCCTCCCTAGCACGAGTAACGTACTCGGGAAGCGCAAGCAGAAACCTCAACTCGGCGATACGCCCTCGAAGGAGTGATGTATCGCTCTCGGGGATTGGTTCGTCGTTCATCTCACGGTGAAGCTGCAGCCGCTCCTCCATGAGCTTCCTGAGCTTCACCCAAGTTGACGACTGGAAGTCGGTCGCCGTGAATAACTCGATCGACAAACTGTCCCCCAAAATGTGTGGGCGCACTAACCCCTGCGCCTCTGACCATAGAAATTCCAGATTGTTCCGGCGGAGACTATAGCACGCCTAATACCTGCGGCGTCTCCATTGAATCATCCAATCGGAAGATTGAGTTACCGATCCGCCTGCAGTACCTGTCGCAAGCATGACTGCATCCTGAACTTGCGCGGAAAATGTTCCGCTCACGTTCTGACTGACGGTGCCGGAGGCAGACATCGTGGCGTCATCAAGCTGCATCGACAGGGTGCCAATCACTGCGACAAGCCCTGAGGAGGACATCGTCGAGGACACCTGTGACGACAGCGTCCCACGGTTGTCCACCACACCGGTGGCTGACAGTGAGGCAGACACAACCTGTACAGACAGTGAACCCCTGTTGTCGACTACCCCGGCGGCATACATGGCCGCATCGGCGGTCGCGCCAGACAGCACGCCACGGTTATTTACTACGCCAGAGAATGACGCCACCAAGTCCTGCAGATCAGACGACAGCGACCCGAAAACTGCTCCGCTTCCAACTACGCCGGACGCCGACATTTGTGCGCCATCAGTCAAACCAGAGAACGTTCCACTGTCGTTCACTACGCCTGACACAGCGAGTGTGATGTTATCAAGCGCAGAAGAGAACGACCCGACATAGGCAGTTCCGCCAGCGGCAGACATGACGGCATCTGCCACAGACGATGACAGTGTCCCACGGTTGTTTACTGCACCGGAGGATGACAGCGTCGCGCCATCCAGTACAGATGATAGTGCCCCACTGTTATTAACCGCCCCATTGGCACCTAGTGTTGCACCGTCCAACGTCGACGCCAGCGAGCCGCTGACATTAGTCGGCTGAAGCAGCGCAGCAAATGGCGCAACATCAGGCTGCCGCCACTCCCTCGCCGCGTATTCGAGGTCAGGGTCGGGCGCAAGCGGGGTCGCCCTCAATCCCTCCGGAGGCGCCGGAGGTGCAGGCGTGCCGACCGTGACGACCGGCGTGACCGTGTAGGTATCAAGCGGCGTCCCGTTGGCAGTGATGCGGAACTTGAACTGGGTGCCGTTGGTTACCGAGGCTGCGATCTTGACGCAGAACTCGACCTCGGTATTGCCGTCGTTACCGATGTCGATCGACGGCAGCGGGTTCGTGTCGTCGCTGATCCGGCCAGCGGTGAAGGTGCCGGTGAGCCCTGTCAGCCGCTGCGTCGTGCTCGTCGCAGCGCCGGAGGCGATGAACGTCGAGTCGACGAGGTGGACCTCCGGCTCAGCTTGGCCGGGACGTTTGAGACCGGGCGCATACGGCAGCCGCCCGTATACGCGCCACTGCATCGTGCTACCTCGTCAGTCGGCGGAGCGACGCAAGCGACATGTAGTCCACGATCACGAGCGCAACGGCGGTCGTGCCGCTGTTCGTGGCGATCAGCCCGTGACCCATTGTGCTCGTAGCCGCCGGTATGTTCGAGGTCACCGTGCCGGAGCCAAGTAGAGTCCCGGTCTCGCTGAAGACTTGGAACAGGGCTTCCGTCTTGGCAAGGTTGATTCGATACCGCAGCCGGTACCACGTTGCCGTCGACAGCGTTGCGAGCGTCGCTGTAGCTGTCTGGGTGCCAGCGTTGCGGCAGATTCCCACAACCGCTCCAGCAACGATCTCGAAGAAAACACCGTTGGTCGGGGCGGTCGCGGTTGTCGCGTTGTGGTGCCCGGCACGGATCGTCGTGCCTGTGTTCGTTTGCGGGTTGATGATGAACTCGCCGACCTCTCCGCCCTCGATCACGAATGCGGTCGTGTCGCTCATCACGTATGCGCCGCTGTTGGCGGTCGTGGAAGACGAAGGTCTCCACTGTCCGGGGTGTCCAGCCGTTCCCGCCACTTTTGCCTGCGTGCCGGAGCTTAGGAGCGCCACGTCCCAGATCATCGACGCCGCCTCGAGCGTCGCCGCGCCTGCCGGACCGAGGAAATCCGTCTCGTAGAACGCCCACCGGCTTCTGTTCAGTCCGAACCGCAATGAGATCGGGCTCAGGTAGACGTACTTCGTGCCAGAGCCGAAGTTGACAAGCGAACCACCGTTGCTCGACTCGGTGACGATGGTGCGGTTGAGCGTGTTCGCCGCGCTGTATGTGCCGATGCCGACTTCCCAATCTCCATTCGGCACACCGTTCGCATCGACCGACTCGATCAGGTAGTCGAAGAAGTCGTTGATTGCGATGTTCGGAATCTGGTTCGCGCGGATGTGTCCAGCCAGCGCGCCAGCGAGCGTGAAGTCGCCGGTTCCGGTACTGGTCGAGCTTTCTGCTACCCGTGAAACGGTATGGAACATCAGGGCACCTGTTTCCAGTTCGATCCGCCTACGGTGTCATATTCGAGGCGGAACTGCTTTCCTGTCGGGTCGCCGGTCGCTTTGATACCGAAGCGGATGCGGAAGACGCCTCCGGGCGCTACCGTCACGTCCACGTTCTGCCCAGCCATCGGCGTGCTCCCGCTCTCGCTGCCGTCGTCGTTGAAGTAGCGGTAGACCTTCTGGTCGAGCGTCGTGGAGGCCGCGCCATCCGTGCCGGTCCAGTCATCGATTGTCGCCAACCCGTAAGCTGCGACGCCCGGCGCTCCGCTGTTTGGCCCGGTCTGGCCTGTGATCTGGCCGACCTGCACCCACCCGCTGCCTGAGTCCTTGTATGCGGTCAGCGTGATCGAGCCAGACGACCCGCTGACAGTGAGGCGCATCTTGTCGCCGTTGGCGAAGGTCGTCGCAATTCCACCGAGGGCTGTGTACGTTCCGGCATTCCACCGTGCGAACTCTGTGTGTCCCAGCCCGGACTGTCCGTCGGTAGTCAGCGCGAATGCGTTCCCGCTTCCGTCTGCCCGAACAAGAAGTTCCGCATAGTTGTTGTTAGGCGACAGGTTGCCGACGGTAGCCATCGACTCCTGATCTGCGCCCCACGTGTCGGAGTAGTAGCTGCCAGATTCAGTGCCGCCTACGCTGGTGACGGCATTTGAAACCAGCCGCGCACCGCCGCCGAAGCAGGTGCTCCACGGAGCGGCCAGCGGAGTTTCGTTCGCCCGGTTGAAGTTGTCAGTGTGTGTCGTCATGCCGCATCCACCACGACGATGCGCTCGCCGCCAGTGGCGACGTTCAGCGTTCCGGTGTTGCTGGTGCTTGCCGTGTGCACCGTGTACGTGCCGTTCGTTGGATCGTACAGCCGCACGCGGATCGGGTTCGGCGTGAGCGCAGACTTGACGAGCGTCACCGTCTGCGACGACGGCACCCAGATCATCGCAAAGCTTCCGTCGCTCGCCAGCGCCGGACACACCCGGCCCGTTCCGCTTCCGAGCGACGACGAGATAAGGCTGGTATCAGTCTTCGGCTGAAGTTTCCACCACTGGTAGGCGTCGAACAGCGTCCTCACGTGCGCCATCTGCTGGGCGGCGGTCGTGTTCAGTCCTGTCGAGAGAGCGGACGCAGCCCCCGCGCCGCCGTTCGCATGAGGCTCGCCGAACCCCCAGATCGGGTTGTTGCCATACATATGCCCGCATCCGCCCGACAGCATGGTCGCATATACCTGCCGCCTACAGTCGGCGGCGGTCGCTGTTTCCCCGTCGTAGTAGCCCTCGATCAGGAAGAACGGGATCGGCCCTGAGCGTCCGTACGCCGTGGCCGCGTAGGTGTACTCGACGCCATCCGTGTAGATGTTGTTCAGGTTCCAACCGGTGAAGCCTGACCAAGCCGTATACGCCTCCTGCGTCCGTGCCGCGTGCCCCGTGATGATCGCGCCCGAGTTGACGTTGCGGATGCCGATTGCGATGTTCCACTGCTTGGATACGCTCGTCGAGCCTGCGTAGTCGCCGCCCATCACCCAGATCACGTTGCCGTAGGACGAATACCTGTTAGCCAGCCACTGTCCGTAGGACTGCAGGTTCGCCGCCGATGCGTTCGTTACCGCAGAATCCCACCCTTGGTCGGTTGCGCTGTTCGTGCCGCCCCCGAAGCCAAGGTAGGCGGGGCACATCAGGCAGACGATGCCGTTGTCCTTGGCCTTCTGCACGATGTAATCGACGCGCTGCCAGTACGCCTCCACCGGCTGCGTGAAGTCCACGTTGTTGTGCGTCATGCCGACGAACGGATCGTTCCCACTAACGTCTCTGTAGAATGGCGTCTGGCTGGAGAAGTAGTGCTCGATGGCGTTGAACAGGATGGCAGTGAAGCCCTTGGCGGCGCGGTCCGCAAAGTAGGTGTCTATCTGAGCGTTCGTCAACTGCACTACAATCGACCACGGAGTATCTCCGTGAATCAGGAACGCCTGCCCATTGGCGCCTTGCAGGTATCGCCCGTTGCTGGATATCGCCAACGGCCAGATGCTTCCGGGACGACCGCGAGCAGTGGCCGCCGAGAGCCTCGTCGTCACCCCAGACCGCAGCCGTGGCGTCATTCGGTGAACACGAACTCAATCGTCCCGAACGCCTGCGTCCCGGCCTTCCCAAGGACGTCGTAGTAAGTCGCGGACGTCTGTCCACCAATGTCGAGCGATTCCTGAAGCGTGGACTGCCACTGGATCACGCCGCCGAACAGGTTCGCCTCCTGATTGAAGATGTCAGCCTGCGGCGTCGTCGGCGTTGCGCTCCAGACGGTGCCCGTCCCTGCCGATCCGCGATCGCCCCACTGGACGCTTGCCGACAACTGGTTCGAGTCGATGACCGCCTTCGGCGTGTTGGCATTGCTCAGCGTCGGCGTGTTGCCTGTGAACCGTCGGATGCGGAGCCGGATAGCGTTGTTCGATGTGATCGACGGACCGGCAACGCGGATGCGATTCAGTTGCGCGACCGTGTTCGCCGGGACGATGATCCCTGCAACGCTGTCCTCCGTCGTCTCGAAACGCACCAGAGGGACGATGACCTTGTATTGACCGCGCATTTCCTACCTCGCCTTCCTGACCGATACGTACCGGATCACTACGAAAGGTCCACGCTGCCAGTGCGCCTTCTCGTCCGCCCTGTGCGGCTTCCATCCAGCCTGAAGTTCAACAGGACCGAACCTTCTCCACCACCGCCAGATACCTTCGCTCTCGTACCATGCAAGCCCGGGAGTCTGCGGCTTGACGAACTCTCCGTCGCTAGGCCTTGCACTCGTAACCCACGAGAGGCCGTACATGCGGTTACGGAACAGCCACCAGACGCTCGTCAGGTAACGACCGACCTTCTCACCGAACTTCTTCGTCGTCCAGTCGAACACATCGCGCGTCTGTTGCATACCCACATCACCCGGCAGCCGCTCGTCTGGAGTGCCCCAGATATATGCCCAACGCGGCAGGTCGCCACGAATCGTGGGGTGGTCGTAGTCGTCCGCACCTCCTGTCCAAGTCGTCGGCTTGTCGTCCCACTTGGCGAATAGCGCAACGACTGGAACCAAGAGTGCAAGAGGCCACGAGATGATCTCGACTGCTACCGCGATCACCAAGTCGTTCAGAATCAGGAGAGCCTTCTTCATCGTTACTCACCGTCCACAGTAGACCTTGCGTTCCCACTTGCTCTTGTCTTTCCACTGAGACTCAGGAAGCCACTGCATGTTGATAACGTCGTCACACCCGCCACATGCCAGAGGGATGACGTGGTCGATGTACCACCCTGCACATGCTCCAGTGGTAAGGCCGGTAGACGGGCACGGGTGCTCCCTCACGAAGTTGCGCTTCGCCGTCTGACTCCGTTTGATCGTGCCGTCGGCATTCCTCGCAATATCGTCAGGATTCACGTGGCACACGCGCGCGTCACCGGCAAAAGCAACCGATGCTGCCGCCATCAGGATTGCAAAAACTGTCTCCCTCATTCGCTCCTCTCTGATCGATGCACAGCAGACTTCCACACGACTGCCTTCATCTTCCCGGGAACCCTGCCCCTCAAACCGCACGGGTAGACCCAACCAGCCTTCGAAAGCGTCGCAAGCGTGTCCCTCACGGTGTCGACATTCATCTTCGTTGACTCGACGATCTCCGCCACAGTCATCTGGCCGCCACGGTTGAGCGCCTCGATAACCTCGATTACGGTTACTCTCACTGGTTCCCCGCAGAGATGGTTGCCGACGTGCAGCTAACCTGCACGCCAGCGTTGATCGAAGTGGTGTTCAGGTTGAAGTCGGCACCAGACGTGCCGACGTTGAAGTCTGCAACGAACGTCCCCGACGAGTCGACGATGCGCCCCCAAGTCGCTGTGCCGGTGTTGTCTGCGCTGGAGTCGGCAGTGATCGAGTTGAACGTCAGCGTCGCCGCGCCACCAGTAGTACCGGACGCGTTCGGCGCGCACGGGTCGGAGAACGTAAGCTCGGCAAGCAGAGTGGTCACGGCGCCACCCGTAGACGGACGTGTCCCGTTGTAGACACGGAAGAGTCCGGCTCCAGTACCGGCGTCGATTGCGTCACGGATCTGGTTGAGCATGTTTGCGCGGATCGACCCCGCGAGAGAAAGTTGCTGTGCCATCTATACCCTCTTCCAAGTCGTGTGGCCGCCGTACCCGATGCTTTCGCCCTCATCCAGAACGATCCCTTGAGCCCTCAGAAGCCCACGGATTTCGTCGACGCGGGCGAAGTCGAGAGACTTGCGCGCAAGGTCGAAGGTGGCGACCAAGTTGTCGACCTCCTCGTCCGTGTACCGGTGCAGCGGCTCAGGTCGCCGGTACGTCTCCATCCGAGACAGAACCCACTTCTGTGCAGCCTCGTCAGCCTCATCTCGAGACGCCGCCGATCCAGAGCCTTCCTCCAGAAGGTGGATCGGCTTTGGCGACTCATCCCACAACTTGTGGATCAGCTTCAGGCGCGCCTCACGCTGCTCCTCCGTCGCGCCAGCAGGAAGGTCTGGCGGATACACTGGCCACGGCACATCCGGACGCTCACTCGACACGACTCCGCCGTGCTCCCAAGCCACCGGGTCGTACGAGAGGATCTTGGCCGACCACGTGTACGGGTTGCCCTCTGTGACGACGATCTCCCAATATGCGGAGTAATCGTTCTTGGGGTAGTCCCACACCTTGATCAGGCTGACTTTCTTCGGTCGCTTCATTCGTCGTCTCCGAACATTCTCGAAACAGCTTCGCGGGCCTTGGCGATCTTCGACTGGATGTCGGCAAGCTCAGCCTTCTTATCCTCGACCTTCTTCTCAAGGTCTGCAAGCTCAGCTTTCATCTGAGCGATCTCGCCCCTCGTGGCCTCCACAGTCTCACGGGACGCCTTAGCAATCGACTCGGCCCTCGCGTTCGCGTTCGAGACGATCTCGTCGGCCCTCCGGTTCGCTTCGGCGACCTTGGCTTCACAGGCAGCCTTCGTCGACTCAAGGAGTTCAGTCGACTCACGCTTCGCGTCACGGAGAGCACTCTCGGCCTTCGCCGTCTCCTCTGCGACGCGCCGCTTGATGTTCTGGTACTCGGCCAACGCCGCCTCCTTCTGTTGGCCAAGCTCAGCGATTGCAGACTTCAGTTCGTTGACGTGGTCCTCGTGTGCGCCAATCGTTCGGATAACTTCCGCCGCCTCGTTGACGTCGCGGAGGATGCGCGCAAGCTGCTCGAGACTTGCAAGCGACCGGTGATAGTTTTCAGTTGCCATTCAGACCTCCTTGCCGCCGCGTCCACGACGCAGGAACATGGTCACGTTGATGGAAGAACCAGTACCACCCGAAATTGCAGGACGCTGGTAACGGACTGCCTCAAGCACCTGCTTGATTCCTGCAGCAGTAAGACCAATCACCACCCCCTGCGGGTCACTCAGGTTCGCGTAGTTGGTCCCGTCGTTGCTGCCCTGCAGGTTGATGGTCGCGCCACCGAACGTCCCGGACGCCTGAATGCTGCGGTCCGAGTAGTCCGCAAACTCCGACGGAACAGGTTCGAACGTGTCGCCGTTGGTGGCACCGGTCCACGTGATGACGACGGAGTTGTTGCTGATGCGACTCACCGTCGCAGAAATGGTTGCCATCTACTTCTCCCTCAGATGCCTGTGCCAAATCTGGCCTTGATGTCAAGCTCCCTCTGCTGCATACGCTCTTCGTGCCGCTGCTGCAGAAGAAGTTCCGTCATCTTCGCCTTCACGTCCTCGAGCTTCATCTTGTTCTCGTTCGCATACTTGATCACCTCAAGCTCGTACTGCAGGTTCATCTTCTGCAGGTCAGCCTGACGGTCACGCTCCGCATCCTGCATCGACGCCTGCAGCTTGGCGCTATCAAGTTGCGCCTTGATCTGGGCTACCGCAACCTTCGGATCCTGCTGCTGCGGCTGCTGCTGCATCTGCTGGATGATGCGGGTCGCCTCATCCTCACCAACAAGGATGCTCTTCGCGTCGATCTGGTTCATCTCGTAGACCGACTTGAGCCAGTCGTACCCCTCGTTCTTGTGGAACTTCGCAAGGACCGGGTGTAGTACGTAGGTTGCGATCTGCAGTAGCATCTGCTTCTGCATGTCGCGCTGGATGAGTGCAGACGAACCGCGCGCGTCGACCTGAAAGTCTCCCTTGATCGACTCGTCCTCGTTGTACTGCATGTTCCAGTCGTAGAACCGCGAGATCATCGTGTCGGTGATGCAGTCGTCGATGGTCTTCACGACTCTGCGGAGGACCGTGTTGGCGTTGTTGTACAGCAGCGTCATCGACCCGACCTGATCTGGCGCTTGCCCCTGATTGCCCTCCAGCAGCGACGGGATGCTCGACTCATCTTCGGCAAACCTTAGTGCGCGGTCGATGATCGCCTGAATCTCGGCCTGACGCGTGTCGAACTGGTACGTCTTGAACGCGTGCCCGACGTCGACCACTCCGTCCTTCGAGAACCAGATCTTGGATCCAGTGAGCGCCCAAGACTTGTCGGCAGGTTCGATCAGCTTGCGGTTGATGACGATCTGCCCACCTGCTGACAGTGCCGCGTTGTCCATCATCATCCGCCACCCGGCAGTCACGACCTTCGACGGATTCCGCAGGATGTAGGGGATGCCGACTCCGAACATCTGGCCTTCGATCCGCTCGTACTGCGCCACCGAGTACGGAAGCTCACCGGAGTCGAGCGGGTTCAGGTACGCCTTGATCGGTCGCCCGTTGCAGATAAACACGCACCCGCTTACTGCATCCTGACGCTCATCATCGTTCTGGCACTCGCACCCTTCGACTCCAGCCGCCTCAAGGTCGCCACGAGTGAACTCGCCGTGGACGATGTACACGTCGAAGACCGCGTCGTCTGGCGTCACATACTCGCCCGGCACGATCCTGTCGACTCCTACCCTGCGGCCCCTGCCAGCCTTGGAAGCCTTGGGCCCCTCGTTCAGGCATTCGTTGATCTGGCTCGTGATGTACCCGTGCTGACCGCGCAACTCACGGAGAGTCTTCGCGTTGAACTCCTCGACTTCCACGACGTATCGAGCTTTCTCGATGTCGCCACCTGCAGCAGGGTCCGGGTAGAAGTTCCACGGGCTCACTCGTACAACCGCTGGCGCGTACTTCTCCTCGATCTGCAGCATCCAACCGTCCGGAAGCTTCGTCCACTTCTTGCCTACGTAACGCTTCACGAATGGGCCACGCAGGATCATCGTCCCGAGGACGCAGAAGTCCCAGATGCCCTTGCGGAACTCGGCGTTGTAGTTGCACTCGACAAGCTGGTCCTCGATCTCCCGCTCCATCCGCTTCGCACGCTCCGCCGCCTCCTCGATGGCCTGCTTGGCAGCGTCGGCAGCGGTCAGTTCTGTGCCGTCTGGCTTCATGATCGGCTGGCCACCGACGGTCAGCACCGTCCCGTGCCCCTTTGTCAGATCTGACGAAAGATCCGGGTTCGGAGTCGGCCTGATCGCGAAGTTCTTGTCGTCCGTCGGAAGCATCATCTCCGCGATCCGCGAGATGGCGGCGTTGGTTTTCGGACGCGTGATGTTGACCGAGATCCTGCTGCGCGTCTGCCGGTCGCCAGATACGACCGCATCGGTCGCCCCCTCCTGCGCCATCTGCGTCATCGACCTGTACGAGTGCTGCGAGATCTCTGACCCGTAGTACTGCCGCAGGTCTTCGATCCACCGCGACTCGATGCCGCTCGCATCACGCGCACTGATCGCTTCGTCGATCAGCTTCTGGACCGCGACGCCGAACGCCTCGAGGCGGTCAAGAACCTCGCCTTCACTCGGCGGATAGTTTTCCGTTTGCATCAGTAGCCAACAACCTCATCGAACGGTCTGAATGCGGCAACAACTGGGCCGCTCTTTTCCTTCTTGCGTACGGGCTCCGCGAACGTCAGCGCAAGCGCGTCTGCGATGTCGGGAGATTTCTCGTCCCGCTTCTTCATGCTTTCCTTCGATTCGATCCTCAGGCGACCAGAACTGTCGTACGTGTACCCCGGCGCAGTCAGGTCTGCGAGGATTTCGTCCGACTGCGGCAGCGAACACGGGAACTCCTCGAGCCAACGTTTCATTTCGCCCCACATCTCGGCGCGGCGGTTGACATACTTGTCGCTCTCGATTGCAGTCTCCGCAGCGTTCACCGCGAAGACAACGTTCTTGGACTCATCATCTTGTGCGCCGTACCCGAGTTCGCACAACCTGTCGTACACGCCTGCGCCGATGCCGATCACGTCGATAAAGACGGCGTCAGGATTGTGCGCCTCGATAAAGCGGGCCACGATGCCAGCAACCTCCATCGTGCCACGCTTCGCGTACGTCTTGACCGCCCTAACCTTCCGGCCTTGCCTGACAACGATCGCAGTACGGTCGTCGCCATATCGCGCAGGGTCTACGCCCACGACCATCGGGCCCGAAGGCACAACTGATTGCATCGCCTGCGCCCGCACGACCAGACTGCCCGGAATGAACGAATCTCGAGCATCCGAGACGAACGCTTCCTGCCAGTTGCACGGATATTCGGCGTGGAACCTGTTGATGTCGCCGTCGAAATCGTTGGCGATTTTCCACCGCCGCCAGACTAGGTGTTCGTCGGTCAGACCCTTGTCGCCGTACACCTCGACAAGCTGATCCTCCTCTGGCGTCCGCGTCCAACCGTCCGGCACCGGCAGCGTGTACTCCGTCTGCCAGAACCACGGGATAAAGATCGGCAGATAGTCGCTCGACCCGTTGATCGCCGCCTTCCACCGCCGATAGAAATCGTTGTTGACGCCGTTCGCCGTCGACTCGACGATAACCTCCGTGTTCGGCAACAGCGGCACCGTCTGACCGAGCCCTGCCCAGTGCGCCTCAGGCGTCGGCCAGTAGGCGTACTCTGACGCGTGCAGATACTGCGCCGTACCCGACCGACCCGTCTCTCGAGTTCCAGCCGTTGCAACTTCGTACCTGCTATCAAGCAAGTCGAACCAGAGTTCCTTCGCGTTCGCAGCACCAGTCGACGGTCTGAATTCTGGCGGCGTGTTCTCGTGGAACCTAAGCGCCATCGCGTACAGGTTGTCACTCGCCCGCTGCTCGTGAGCTACGACGTACGCCTTCGCTCCCGCGCGGTGTTTCAACCGCCAGTTGAGTCGGCCTTGAATGTAGGTTGAGATGCCTTGCTGCCGACCTTTGAGGATGATCGCGCGCACCCAACCCTTTTCCTTCAGTTGACGCTCGATCAACTCGTGGACATGCAACTGGGCCCGGTTAAGCTTGAACGGCACAAGCTCGCCGCTCTTCGAAAGCACACGCTGGAACACGTAGGCGTAGAACCTGTAGTCCTTCGCGCCACGACCAACAACGTCGGCGGTGTCAAGTGTCACACGCTCACTCGGGCCGTCCATAAGCCTCTAGATGCACATCGCCCAACAGAACATCACGACAACGAACGCTGCGACTGCGACTGCAACCGCGTCTGGCAACCGACTTGTCCGCTTCAGCGGAGCATCGAACAGGTCATTCGCCAGATTCACTCTCACGACGCCTGCGTGGATTGCGTCAACTCCGTGTCGTACTGCTCTGCGAGCAATCTCCATTTCGTCTCCCACTCGTTCTCTGCGCCATCTTCGTCCAGACCGTACGTCTTTCTTTCCAGCGGTACGAGTTTCGCAAGCACGTTCGCAAGTTTGTCCACCGCACCGATCCTCGCCTGCATAGTCGCCGCCTCGATTGCTGCGCGTACTTCTTCTTCGTCCAGCCCTGCATCCGCCCCGATCTGGATCAGCCGCTCCCTTGTCAGCCCTTTCCGCTTCGCGACCGACAAACTCATCAGTTCTGAGACAAGTGTCGTCCAAATTTCCCTCAGTTGCAGCATCGAGGATTTGTGACGCTCGACCACGTCCGCCACAACTTCCGCCGCCGCCTCAACTGCGTTCTTCGCGAAACCTGTTGCACTCTCAAGCCGCCTGTTGTACTCGCGCTCGATGATCTTCGCCCGCGTCGCCAGCCGCACAGAATCAGTCAGGTCGCGCACGATCCCGTTCTTACGCATGTGGCGACTGATGTTCGTGGCCGAGACGCCGTACTTCGCCTCGAGTGCGGCCAGAGTCAGCCGCCCCATCCGATACTCGACTTCGATCGGATCCCAGTCGATTGGCCTACGACCGGGCCGGTGTTTCGGTTTCTGTTGCGCCATCCTCTTTCCTAATTTCCGCCGCCAACTTGCGGAGAATTTCACCTCTTGCAGAGCATGCCGGAACCATGAATACCGCTCCGCCGCTACTTGGTGACTCGATCAGCATCCTGATTTCTCCGGCCACCGTCTCCTCGATGTTTATCCTCCATCCGCTTGGCAGCATCTTTCTTCCTTTTCTCCGACTGATACACCGCAGCGTGCGCCTCATACTTCGACCAAAACTCTGGCCACAGTGGCCACCGTTCCGGAACCGCCGTCGCCGCCGCCGCTGCGATGATGATCTCGATCACACCACCCTCCGTTGTTACATGTCACACATTTACATGTTTTGACTTTTCTGCCGCACCGTGCTACATTGCTCACCACTGGCGGATGTTCTGCCAACCGCGCCCCGGGGAGTCAGGGGCTGGAGGCTAGGGTATGAAAATGATCACACGCGAAGAGTATTCCGAGATCGTCAACCGTGGTATCTCGCCGCAGCCGCTGCCAATCCAGAATTGGGTACGCTTCGCAGAAGCGTGCTACGATATGAATACCGTCCACGAACTGATACGGGCCCTCCAACTCCCAGCAGACCCGTACGACTGCGAGCATTGGGAGATCACTCCCTCCGAATGGAGGGAGGCGATCAAGGCCGCACTTGCGGCCAAGGCCTACGCCTACGATAGGATGTAGGCCGACCCAACCATCACCGCCCGCCACCCGGCGGGCTTTTTTTTCGCCTAGACGGACCGGTCCGGGCCCGCCGTCTCCTTCGCCTTCCCAATCGCACCGCAGATCGCCTCGGCCACCTGCTCGTCTGGACTCCCCGGTTGCGCTACGACTGCAACCGCGACTTCGTCATTGCCATACTCGGTGAGGTACAGGACGTGCGGCTTGCTCCCACAACCTGCGCGCCCGGTAACGTAGATCGTCACCGCCACCTTCCTGCCGTCTTTCCACAACAGCACTGCGTTGGCCCCATATGCTGTATCACCGTCAGGCAGAGGCACAACCCGTAGTGTCCGCAGGTTTACGACGGCGGTTCCTTTGTCAAACTCAACCGTCACTTCTTCGGAGTACGCAAGAACCGCGAACGTCGAGACAAGAAACACGACAAGCGCGCCGACCTGCTGGATCCACCTCATCTGATCCTCCATCCGACCTCGACCGCCGCGACGCCCGACAATCCACCTACAGGCGGAATTGCCCTCAACGTCATCGACGCGCCGCCGACTCTGAACCGGCACACGATCCCTGCAGCAGGTAGTACAGCCTTGCCCGGATACCCGGTCGCCGCACCGACGAACACGCCTGCACTCACCGGCCCAAACCTGACCGGCTCGATGTCAAGCAACGCGTACGCGCTTCCTTTTCCCCACGAATTACGGTAGGCGCCAAATTGCACGTTGCCGAACCTGACGCCTACGCCCGGATTTTTCTCGACGTACGGCTCACCGTCGCCCCTGATCCGCTCCCCATGCCTGCTGCCAAGGTGGAATACAACTTCCGACGCTGCAGCCGACAACGGCAACAGGAATGCAGCGGCAAGGATCAGCCTGATCATGAGAACACCAGCAGCAGAGAAACGAACACGACCGCGAGCCAGATACAACCGATGGTCTCGAGGTGATCGTCATAACTCATTGCGTGATGCTCTTGTATCTGATCGACCGGTCAAGATACGAGATCTCGAAACGCCACCCTTCGATCGTTTCGTTCAGATCCTCGATCAGGTTGTCCATGCACTCTTCACACTTGCAGCAGTTCCGCAATGCGAGTCCAACCACCGCCTCCACCTGATCTGCGGTCATCACGCCGGTAGTAGCTTCCGGAGACGTAGTCAAACAGGTCAACTTCAATCCAACTGACTGGAACATCTGCGTTGTAGACCCCGATCAGAAACGGCGCAAGCGAAACAACTTCCTTTGGCGAACAGTGAAACTTTGCTCCGCCGCACGAGTAAACATAGACGGGCGATCCATTTTTGGTGGCAGCGCTCTTGATCGCCTCCGCATAGTACCTAGTCGTCTCTGGATTGACCCACATTCTTATCGCCTAGGACTACGTCCCTCACGTACTGCTGCAGCAGCCTCAACCGCTCTTGGTCTTCTCGGCAGGCTCCGTAGTTTTCTGCGACGGTTTCGGCAGCGTCTTTAGCGGAGACGGGGGCCGCATCAGATCCTGAGGCGGCGGAGGGATCTGGTTCACGACCTGTGGCGGCGGCGTCGTGCAGCACGCGCCAACCAGCAGGCAGATCGGGAGCATCACTCGGTACATATACCTCGACCCTTTCCTTGATCACCGACGTAACAACCTTGATTTTCTCCGTCTCGACCGCTGCCGACTTTGCCAACTCCGCAACGGTTGCAGAGTTCCTCGCGTACAGGATCGCCTCCGTCCTTTTTGCTTCTGCCTCCGCCTCGATGCGCACCTTTTCGCGCGCGATCCACGCGTTACGTTCTTGCCAGACTCCGAACGACCGACCTGCAATGAAAACCGACAACGCGACTGCTGCGTACGTCAGGATTCTCATCCATGCCGCAATGCCGAACGCAGGCAGGAACGGAATCATCCGAAGATCGCCTTCTTGATCGCAGGGATCAGACCTTCGTCCGACGACGAGACCTGATCAAGAATGTGGCGCGCGTATCCCCACACGCCCCAAGCTATTGCGCCAACAAGTCCACCCGCTGGCAAAACAAGTTTCGTCGAAGGAATACCAAGGTAGTGCGAAGCAACCTCTGCAACAAGTTCGGCAAACAGGAACCCGGAACCGATTGAAACGATCCCGTAACGCAGAAGCTGCATCCGGCTTTCCGGCGGTTTCGTCGCCGCCATCACCGCTGCACCGACCGCAGAGGCGGCGATTGCGACTCCCTTCGCCGTCAGCCCGGGGTCGATGCCGCCGCTAGGTTCATTCATTTGTCCCATCTCCTCTATCCGCACTTTCCAAAAACCTGATCGCGCGCTTCTGCAATCGTGAGTCCGCCGGTGATCTGAATGTGCGCGTACTCTCTCATTTCGCGCCACCGTGCAGCCCATTCAAAACCGCGCGCCTCAGCAAGCTGGCCAATCGCTTCCCAAAGCGCCCAGTCGTCACCGAGCGTTCCCCACACCGGTTTCCCTGCGCGCACTGGAACGAAGTCGATGGCCCGCCGATACTGGTGCCAGCTTTCCCAAGCGCGCGCGTTCGTCACGATCCGACCGGGTTTCGTCCGACCGATCTTGAACAGTTCGTCCTGCTCCTCTGGAGACCTGTAGGTACAGGTGATTAGCACGTCGAGCTTGTTAGCAGCACAGTCGTCGAGCCAAAGCTGCGCCGCATCTGCGACGTGAGGCAACAGATCGTAGATGCTCCTGCTACTCATCGTCGACACGCTTCTTCCTATTCGGTCTTCCAGACCTATCTCCACTACTTGCGCTGCCATCATCAGACCAGAACGACCAGACCATCATCGCCGCGACAACAGCAACCAGAAGGATGGCAATCAAAGTTTCATTCGCCATAGCTTCATCCTATCGAATGGTTGCGGGGGTGGGATTCGAACCCACGGCCTGACGGTTATGAGCCGTCCGCTCTGCCTCTGAGCTACCCCGCGATAGGGCCCCGTGACGTGGGGCGTCCGACCGTCGGCAGTCTGG